CGCGCGCCGCGTGGCCGACCGCGCCGCCGCCGACGGGGCCGCGGTCCGCGCCGCCTTCGTGGCACACGTCCAAGCCATCCACGCGCTGGCCACCGTCGCCGACAAGGCGGAGTACATGCTCGACAACGCGACTGGCATCCGCACGGCCACCGCGGCATACCTCGCGCTGCGTGGCGAGTGCGACAACCGGATCGCCGACCTCGAGTCCCTTGCGACCCAATACGGGCCGATCGTCCAGGGCATCCAGGACCACGTCGCGGCCAACCCCGACGATTCCGAGGCGGCGGGCTACCTGGGCAAACTGACCAAGTTGACCGCGCGCCGCGCCGCCGTGCTGGCCGACCTCCAGGCCGCCCGCGCCGCGCTCGACTGAACGGAACACACGATGCGCCGCACGCTCGCTCTCACCGCTCTCCTGCTGGCCGCCGTCGAGGCCGCCGCCGCGCCTCAGGTCCCCGGCGGCTATAGCTACTACAAGAGCCTGACCCTCGACCACACCGTGCCGGGGTCCACCCTCAGCAGCTTCCCGGTGCTCGTCGTGATTGACGAGGACTCCGACCTCGGCGGCCACGCCAGGAGCGACGGCAAGGACATCCGGTTCCGCCTCGATGGCAGCAGCACGGACCTCGACCACGAGATCGAGTCCTACGCCGTCGCCGCCGGCACGGCGACCGGCATCATACATCTGAACGTGCCCACGGTCTCGGTCGTGTCCGACACCGTGGTCTACGCCTTCTATGACGGGACGACGAACTACTACGACTCGTCTACGCCCAGCGGAACGTGGAACGCCAACTACGAGGCCGTCTGGCACCTGTCGGACCTGGACGATTCCACCGCCAACGGCCATACCCTCAGCAACAGCGGAGCGACCAGCGGGGGCACGGGCGAGATAGGCGACTGCTATACGTTCGCCGATGGGGACTATCTCTACGTCTCCGACCCGGTCTGCGCCGACCCGCCGGTGACACTGACCGCGTGGTTCAAGCGCACGGACAGCACCAACTACCGCCGACGCACGATCCTGGCCGTCATCGACTCCGATGACAAGGCCCACTACATCCTCGCGGCGCACCGCCAGAACTCCGAGGCCAGCCAACACGTCAACATGGACCACACCTCCGACACCTCGGGCACCAGCCGAGCCGAGATTGGCGACTGGTCCGTGTCCACGTGGCACCACGGCGCGGGATGGTTCGCAGGAGGCACAGGTTCCGACAAGCTGAAGGCGTTCCTCGACGCCTCGGGCAGCACGGACAGCAACTACCAGTCCAGCAGCGGCCACGACGCGTTCCGCATCGGATCGGCCTCCGGCTACAACGGCTTCGTCGGCAGCATCGATGAGGCCCGCGTATCGAGCGTGACCCTCACCGATGATTGGATCGCGTACGAGCACGCGAACCGCCCGAGCAACTGGTCCACCTACGCCGCATGGGGGTCCGAGCAATCCGCCAGTTCCGGCCTGCCGCCCCGCCTGGTCGGCGAGCGCAGCTCTCTCGTGAACGGAGGCCTCGTGCGATGAACGCTCCGCCCTTCCCAATGAACGGAACCCCTCGCACGGTGAACGCCGCCGCGTTGCTCCTGGTCTGCACCGTCCTGGCCGCGGCGGCCGCCTGTGCCCAGGGCTACGTCGGCGACTTCGCCGAGGACTCCGTCGTGCACTTCAAGTGGTCCACCTACGACACCGGCGGGGCCAGCGTGACGCGGGCCACGAATGGGACCGTCTACGTCTATCGGGACGACGCCACCTCGGAGTCGACCGCCGGCGTGACGGACACCGAAGACCACGACTCCCGGACCGGCATCCACCACTGCAAGATCGACCTGTCCGCCGACGCGTTCTACGCGACGGGGGCCGACTACACGGTCGTGCTCGTGGGCGCCACCATCGACGGCACGAGCGTCAACGCCGTCCTCGCGCAGTTCTCCATCGAGAACCGCTTCCGCGAGGCCGACGTGGTCAAGTGGCTCGGCACCGCCTGCGCGACGCCCACGACGGCCGGCGTGCCGGAGACCGACGTCACCCACTGGCGCGGCGAGGCCGTGCCGGCGACCACCCAGACCGGCAGGCCGAAGGTCGACGTCGAATACTGGGCAGGGCTCGCCTCGGTGAGCTACGACAACAACATGCTGCCGGACGTGAACGCCTCCGCGATCTCGGAGAGCCAGACCGCGGCCAACAACCTCGAGAGCGCCTTCACGGGCGGCGGCTACAGCTTCCCGAACTGCACGATGCCATGGAACGCGGCATGGGACGCGGAGGTGCAGTCCGAGTGCGCCGACGCACTGGCCGCCTATGACCCGCCCACGAAGGCCGAACTCGACGCAGGCCTCGCCGCCTTGAACGACCCGACCTCCGCCGCGATCGCGGACGCCGTGCTCGATGAGCTGCTCGCCGGCCACACGGGCGCGGGCAGCCTGGCCAAGGCACTGGCCGACATTCTGGAGGACACGGGAACCACGCTGCCCGGCACCCTCACCGGCCTGGCGGGCGCGGGCTTCGACACGGCCACCGACTCGCTCGAGGCCCTGCGCGACCGGGGCGACGGGGCATGGGCCACGGCGGCCGGTTTCTCCACGCACGCGCCCGCCGACGTCCGGACGGCCATCGAGACGGACGGCTCCAAGCTCGACCTGGTCCATGACTGGTGGGCCGACGGGGGCCGGCTCGACCTGCTGCTCGATGCCGTCAAGGAGCGGACGGACAACCTGCCTGACGACCCGGCGGACGACAGCGACATCGACGCGGCCATCGCGGGGCTGAACGACCCCACGGCGGCCAGCGTCGCCGACGCCGTGCTCGATGAGCTGCTCGCCGAGCACACGGGCGCGGGCAGCCTGGCCAAGGCACTGGCCGACATCCTGGAGGACACGGGAACCACGCTGCCCGGCACCCTCACCGGCCTGGCGGGCGCGGGCTTCGAGACCGGCACCGACTCGCTCGAGGCCCTGCGCGGCGTGGCCGACGCCGTCCAGGCGAAGACCGACAACCTGCCGGCCGACCCGGCGGACGACAGCGACCTCGACACCCAGCTCGCCGCACTGGCCGCGACGCTGGCCGCCATCAAGGGCGATGGCTGGACCGACGAGACCCTGAAGGCCATCAAGGACGCGATCGACGCCATCGACGTGGAAGGGGTCGCCGACTGGTCGGACGCGGAGAAAGAGCAGCTCCGCAGCGCACTCGGCATCGACGGCGACAAGACGGCCGCCGCCGGCGGCCAGCTTCAGGCCCTCCGCACCGTGGCCGACGCGATCAAGGTCAAGACGGACCTCATCACGGCGGGGGCCGTGGACATCGTCTCCCCCGTCGCCGCCGACCAGAGCCTGACCATCGTGCGCGGGGACGACTATGCCGACGCCGACGGGCGCGCCCTCACCTGGACCGTCGAGGGCTGGACGGGCCCGGACCTCACCGACGCGACCGCCACGTTTCGCCTCATGACGCGCTCGGCATACGAGCGGGGCGACGGCACGGCCGTTCTGTCCAAGGCGGGCACGGTCTCGGAGGACGGGGGCACCGTGACGATCAAAGTGGAGCTGACGGCCGCCGAGACGGCCGCGCTCGGCGCGGCCCCGCCGAACCAGCCGCTCAGCCACAAGTACCACCTGCGCCTGGCGACCGCCGCCGGGCGGAAGCTCATGCAGGTCATCGGCGACTGCACCGTGACGGCGGACGTCCCCGCCGCCCCGTAGGAGAACCGCTTGTGCCCCGCCAGGCCGCCGCCTTCCTGAAGCTCAAGGGTGCCCGGGAGCTCGACCGCAAGCTCGCGCGCCTCGAGAAGCGGACCGCGAAGAAGGTCATGCGCAAGGCCCTCCGCGCCGGCGGCAAGGTGATCCTCGCCGAGGCGAAGCGCCGCGCACCCAAGCGCACCGGCGCCCTTGCGGCCAGCCTCAAGGTCCGCGCGGCCAAGCGGTCGCGCCGCCGGCGCGGCGTGGCCGTCATCGTCGCAACCGCCGAGGGCTGGTTCAAGGGCGATGAGTTCTACGGCGCTTTCGTGGAACTGGGAACGGAGGACATGGAAGCGCAGCCCTACGTCAGGCCGGCTTACGACGCCAAGAAGGGGCAGGCCGTGCAGGTCATCATGACGGAGGCCGGGCGCGGCATCGAGGCGGAGGCCCAGAAGGCATGAGCCTCGAGCCGGAACAGGCCGTGGTCGCCGTCCTCACCGCGAACGCCGCCGTCGCGGCCATCGTCGCGGACAGGGTCTACCCGAAGGTCCTGCCCCAGTCCGTCGAGGTGCCGGCCATCGTCTACACGCGGGTCTCTGCCGACCATACCCACACCCTGGGCGGGGCCTCGAGCCTCGCGAGCGGCCGCGTCCAGGTCGCCTGCTGGGCGGACTCCTATGCCGAGGCCGCCGAGCTGGCCCGCGCCGTCCGCCTGGCCGTCCAGGGCTACCGCGGCGAGGTGGCCGTCGGAGCCGAGAGCATCACCCTCGACGGCCTGTTCGTCCTCAGCACCGGCGACCTGGCGGACCCGTCCGCCGGGCTCGAGAGCCATAGACGGTTTGGGCGGCGCGTCGACGTCGGCGCGCACTGGAAAGAACCCAAGCCGGAGTTCGCGTAACACGAGAGGAGCACGACGTGGCAGACACGACCGACGGCATGGTGGGCCTGGGGACCACCATCGGCCACAAGATTCCCCCGGCGGAAACCTACACCGTCATCGCCGAGGTGACCAACATCGGCGGCCCCGACATCAGCGTGGACGACGTGGACATGTCGAGCCTCGACAGCGCCGAAGCGTTCCGCCTGTTCCTCGCCGGCATGGCCGATGCGGGCGAGGTGGCCTTGCAGCTCGTCTTCACCGACGCGGAGTTCAACACGCTGCTCGGCATCATCCGGGAAAGCGGCAGCTTCCAGATCACGTTCCCGAGCACGTCGACCCTGACCTTCGACGGCTACCTGAAGGGCCTCGGCCAGGAGACCCCCTTCGACGAGAAGATCGCCGCGACGGCGACGTTCAAGGTTTCGGGCAAGCCCGTGTTCGCGGCTGCCTGACCGACCCCCACTGCCCTGCGTGAAGGAGGCTCATCGTGGGCAAGACGGAAACGGCCAAGCTCCTGTCGCGGGACGACATCCTCGCGGCGGACGATCGGCCCATCGAGCGCGTCCCCGTCCCCGAGTGGGGCGGCGACGTGTGCGTGCGCTCCCTCAGCGGCGCCGAGCGCGACCGCTGGGAACAGCGCTTTCTGAAGAATGCACCGCGGGCCCGGCCCGTCAAGGGCAACCCCTACGACAACATCCGGGCCTCGCTGTGCGCTCTCGCCATCTGCGACGAGTCCGGCAAGCGGCTGTTCACGTCGGAGAAGGACGTGGAGGCCCTCGGCAAGAAGTCGGCCGCCGCCCTCAATCGCGTCTTCGACGTGGCCCGCCGGCTCAATGGCCTGAGCGATGACGACGTGGAGGAGCTGGCAAAAAACTCAAGGCCCGGCCGGAGCGGCGGTTCTACTACCGCCTAGCCCTGGCCCTGGGCGTGCCGTCCGTCGCGGAGCTGCTCGAGCGCTTGAGCAGCCGCGAGCTTGCCGAGTGGATGGCCTTCGCGCAGCTCGAGCCCTTCGGCGAGGAACGCGCCGACCTCCGCTCCGCCATCGTGGCCTCCACCATGGCCAACGCCTGGCGCGGCAAGCGCCAGGGGCCCTTCACGCCGAAGGACTTCATGCCGCGCTTCGACCCCAAGGTCCTCAGCCCCCAGACCGCTGAGGAAATGGAGCGCCAGGCCAAGCGGATCGCGGCCCTCTTCGGCGGGGCAATCGTGAAGAAGAAGCGTCGGAAGAAGGACGCACCATGAGCACCATCGCCAGCCTGGCCGTCAACCTGAGCGCCAGGACGGCAGCTTTCGAGAGCGGCATGGGCCGCGGCCGCAAGAGCCTGCGCGGTTTCGAGAACGTCGCGGCCTCCGTCGAAACGCGGCTGGCCTCCTTCGGGCGCCGCCTGCTGGCGGTCGCCGGCGTCGGAGGTCTCCTCTACCTGGGCCGCCAGGTCATGTCCAGCATGGACGAGGCCGCGAAGCTGGCCGACGTGCTCGACCTCGACGTGCAGCAGCTCGTGCGCTTCCGCCACGCCGCCGAGCTCTCCGGGATGGCCAGCGAGAACTTCGACAAGGGCCTCTCCATCTTCGTGCGCCGCCTCGGCGAGGTCCGAGCCGGCGTCGGCGAGGCCACCGCCGCCATGGACGCGCTCGGGCTCAGCGCCGACGACCTGGCGGAGATGGACACGGCACAGGCCTTCAAGACGGTCGCCGACCAGATCATGCGCATCCCGAAGCAGGCCGACCGC